GTTCAACCAATCACCAATATGAATGTAAAGTATCAAAATTTAAATTGTGCAGATGATGGAGTGATCAATGATAAGGGTGCAGCGGATTATAGAGTTAAAGGTCGTCTGTTTTTCCTAGTTAATGATAGTGTTTTGCATAGAATTTTTCAGTTTAGGAAGGTGGAACGTACTTATTATCCTGATTGTTTTACGATGAGTGGAAAACCCGCTAGAAATAAAAGTGCTCACAACGATATAGGAAGTACGTGGGCTCATGGAGGAGCTTATGTTAAGTACTTGACATTGCTAGGAGATACTATGGATGTGTATGAAGAAGTTGAGCTTCCAGGGAACTCGCCGGAGAATGTGTGTAAGACGTACCGGTGGAAGTCCCGGGGATCCTCTTCGGTCATAGAGGGTGATATTAGTGGCCTGGACACAAGCATCACAGCTATGCAATTGGTAATCTACATGATGTTTGCATCGGTTTGGATAATCAAGGATGAGTCAGATCATTATTATCGAATATTTCAGTATTTGTTGGAGGCTTGTTCCGAACAATTGGCAGGGAAAGTTGTAAGGTGGTTGGTGGATTATATGCTTCTATTGGGTTGTATGCCTAGTGGGAGCTTAGAAACCAGCCATGGTAATACATGGATTGTCATTAATTTTTATTGGTTTGGATACATATTTAATGAGATGGCAATTTCAAGCTATGAGGTGAGGAAGAAAATTTGGCATAGTTTGCTTAATAGGACCTTGGCAATCTTGGTATTTGGAGATGATTTTATTGCAGTAATTCCGGACGAACTGGAAGATATAATTACAATAGAACGGTTTGCAGAGTACTTGGATAGATATTTTGGTGTTAAGATGAAGAATTTGGTTTCGCATCGTTCTTTGTTAACATACTTGAGGGTTGAGAATGGTAATGTTTTGAGTTATGTTTATAAGGGACCTTCCTATTTAAAGCGTCGTTTTATATTGGCGGCGAATTTCAATTTACGCCAGATCTGTGAGAGAATTGCTCCAGTGGTTTCGTGGCGTCCTCAGATTCAGTATTCATGGAGGGTGGCAGTGCCGAAAGATCGTCCGGCGCCTATCTATATGAATTTGACTAGATTGATAGGTTTGGCTTATGATACGTTGGGTGTGGATCCTGTTGCTTATTATATGATTAAGTACTTGTATAATCGAACGTACGCTATGTCAATAAGGGCGTATGGGAAGGAGTTTATTGATGAGAACATTCCGGTTTGGTTTGAGAATGACCAAAAGTATATGAGGAAAATAGGATTTTCTGCGCCTCACAATTGTTTTCCTTTTAGAGAGTATTTGTTGTCCTTGAATATTCTTGATCGGGAATATCATCGTCCAAAATTTCCAAAGATTAGGACGTGGCAGGAGGCAATGCTGGATACGGAGATATTTTAA